GTACAATGAGTAGAGAACTCACAGATAAACAAACTAAATTTTTAGAGGTTCTGTTTGAACAAGCAGGTGGCGATGTAGTACGTGCTAAAGAGTTAGCAGGGTATTCAGAAAATAGCCCAACATCGGAAATCATCAAAGGTATTAAAGATGAGATCATGGAACGTACCCAATTGTACATGGCACGTAATGCACCTCGTGCAGCTATGTCACTTGTCAGTGGTATGATTGACCCGACAGAATTAGGATTGCGTGATAAACTAAGTGCTGCTAAGGATCTATTGGATCGAGTAGGCTTGGTTAAAACTGAGAAATTACAGGTTGAAGCTACGAATGGTCTAATGATTCTTCCACCAAAGGAAAAAACAGACGAGGAGTAGCACATGGCAACCCGTTCTACCATCGGTAAATGGATACTGCCACAACCTAAAGATGCACAAGAGAAGGGGGAATATATATCGATTCCCAAACTAAACGGTAGATTTGAAGCACCATTTGGTTACAAGACATCGGAGACAGATCCGTTGATGCTTGATCCAATACCGTTAGAGTTAGATGCTTTAGAAAAAGCAAAGAAATATCTAAAGCAGTATCCTTCTAGGGAAGTTGCTGCTTGGTTGAATAAAGTTACTGGTAGGTATATATCACACGTAGGATTATTAAGCAGGATAAAACATGAGCAGTATCACCAGACAAAAGCTTCAACTCTCAGAAGCTGGGCTGCCAAATATAGAAAAGCCATTGAAGAAGCGGAAAAGCACGAAAAAAGACTTGGTGGCAAAGCAACAAGACAAGCAAGAGCCGTCCTCAACAGAATTGATGGAGGAGACGAATGCGAAGAGTACTGGTGATGAAATACATGTACCAGATATTAGTGAACGAAATGTAATATTTAAACCTAATTCAGGTCCACAAACAGCGTTCTTAGCAGCACCTGAGCGTGAAGTACTGTACGGTGGGGCAGCTGGAGGTGGTAAAAGTTATGCGATGTTGGCTGATCCCCTGCGATATATGGGACATTCACAGTTTAGTGGGTTGTTATTGCGTCATACCACTGAAGAATTGCGTGAGTTGATCTGGAAATCACAGGAAATGTACCCCCAGATCTATCCGGGTATTAAGTGGTCAGAGAGAAAGATGCAGTGGGTAGCACCAAGTGGGGCAAGATTGTGGTTTTCGTACCTCGATAGAGACGAAGATGTACTGAGGTACCAAGGTTTAGCGTTTAGTTGGGTAGGTTTTGACGAGTTGACGCAGTGGAGTACCCCATTTGCATGGAATTATATGCGTTCTCGTCTACGTAGTACAGCATCAGACCTGCCAATCTACATGAGAGCCACAACCAACCCCGGTGGACCGGGTCATGCATGGGTAAAGAAGATGTTTATTGACCCATCCATACCGGGAAAATCGTTTTGGGCTACCGATATTGAGACTGGGGACGTATTAAAGTACCCCAAGGGGCACAGTAAAGACGGACAGCCTCTGTTTAGACGTAGATTCATACCTGCTATGTTGGCAGATAACCCCTATCTTGCTCAACAAGGGGATTATGAAACAATGTTGCTCTCTTTACCAGAGCATCAACGTAAGCAATTGCTGGAGGGTAACTGGGATGTATCAGAAGGAGCAGCATTCTCTGAGTTTAATCGGAAAATACACGTTATTGATCCGATGGACATACCTAAAAGTTGGGTTAAGTTCAGATCGGGTGACTATGGCTACGGTTCTTACTCAGCAGTTGTCTGGTTTGCTGTAACTCCAGCAGAACAGCTGGTTGTTTACAGGGAATTGTACGTAAGTAAGGTGTTGGCTAGAGATTTAGCTAACATGATTTTAGAATTAGAACAAAATGATGGAACGATTCGGTATGGAGTACTCGATTCGTCATGTTGGCATAAGAGGGGAGACACTGGTCCATCCTTAGCGGAACAAATGATTCAGCAAGGGTGTCGGTGGAGACCCTCAGATAGAAGTGCAGGCAGTCGTGTTTCAGGTAAGAATGAAATACACAGGCGATTACAGGTAGATCAGTTTACAGAAGAGCCAAGATTGGTTATAACTAGTAACTGTACGAATTTAATTGCCCAGCTTCCTATCATTCCTCTGGATAAACACAATCCAGAAGATATTGATACAAAGTCAGAAGATCATTTGTATGATGCTCTTCGGTATGGTATTATGAGTAGACCTAGAAGTAACTTATGGGATTACAATCCCTTACACCAGAAGTCTGGGATGTCATTAGCTGATCCCACATTTGGATATTAAAGGCACATAGAATGGCAGAAAAGAATTATACTGAAGACGAATCCATTAATTTAAAAGACGTTGATAATATTAATGATGAGGACAAAGTAGCGGGTCCTATGGTACAGCTTTTATTAGAAAAGTATCATAAGGCTGAGACTACAAGACGCAATGATGAAGAAAGATGGTTACGTGCCTATCGTAACTATCGTGGACTATACGGTCCTGATGTGCAGTTTACCGAAGCAGAGAAAAGCAGAGTCTTTATTAAAGTTACAAAGACTAAAACTCTTGCAGCTTATGGTCAAATTGTAGATGTTCTATTTTCTAATAACAATTTCCCAATCAGTGTAGATCCAACTGTACTTCCAGAAGGCGTAGTGGAGGACGTGCATTTTGATCCTAGTGAAGCAAAGCTCAGAGACGCAGTACCTGATTTTTCTCCTTATGGCTACAAAGGTGATGGCAGAGATTTGCCTCCCGGAGCAACATTTAAAACACTACAAGAAAGATTAGGTCCTCTCACAGAAGAACTTTCGGGTATTCAAAATTTAAATGAGGGTCCCGGTGTTACTCCTACTTCAGCTACATTTAGTCCAGCAATGATTGCTGCTAAGAAGATGGAAAAGAAAATTAAGGATCAGCTAGATGAAAGCAATGCTTCAAAACAATTAAGGTCTACTGCATTTGAGATGGCTCTTTTTGGTACTGGTATCATGAAGGGACCTTTTGCTGTAGATAAAGAATATGCGAACTGGGGTGAAGATGGAGAATACTCTCCTTTAATTAAAACAGTACCTTCTACTTCGCATGTAAGTGTCTGGAATTTTTATTCAGATCCAGATGCCAGCAATATGGATGAGGCTCAATATGTTATTGAACGGCACAAGATGAGCCGTAGCCAATTGCGTGGATTAAAGAAACGTCCGATGTTCCGTGCTAATGTAATTGATGATGTTATTACACGAGGTGAATCCTATACCAAGAAGTATTGGGAAGACGATTTAAATGATTACCAAGTAGATCAAGGCATTGATAGATTTGAAGTATTAGAGTTTTGGGGTGCAGTAGAGAGAGAGATGCTCGAAGCCAACGATGTAAAGATTCCTGCTGAGTTAGGTGCAGCAGATGAATTACAAGCCAATGTGTGGTATTGCAATGGTCGTATTTTAAGAATGGTACTAAATCCTTTTAAGCCAGCTAGGATCCCGTATTATGCTGTCCCCTACGAACTAAACCCCTATTCTCTATTTGGTATCGGTGTCGCAGAAAACATGGATGACACACAAACTTTAATGAATGGTTTCATGCGTATGGCGGTGGACAATGCGGTCCTATCTGGCAATCTTGTATTTGAGGTTGATGAAACCAATCTCGTTCCCGGTCAAGACTTGTCTGTGTATCCCGGAAAGGTATTCCGTAGACAAGGCGGTGCTCCCGGTCAGGCTATCTTTGGTACAAAGTTTCCTAATGTATCCAATGAGAACTTACAATTGTTTGATAAAGCACGTATCTTAGCGGATGAATCTACAGGTATTCCTTCTTTCTCACATGGGCAGACAGGCGTAGCGGGTGTAGGTAGAACAGCTAGTGGTATTAGCATGTTAATGAATGCTGCTTCTGGAAGTATTAAGACAGTTATTAAGAACGTAGATGATTATTTATTACGTCCTTTAGGTGAGGCATTCTTTAGCTTCAATATGCAATTTGATTTTGACGTTGAAATTAAAGGTGACTTAGAAGTTAAGGCTCGTGGTACTGAAAGTCTTATGGCTAACGAAGTACGTAGTCAAAGACTCATGCAATTCTTGCAGGTGGCTAGTAGTCCAGCCCTTGCACCCTTTGCTAAATTCCCATATATTATCAGGGAGATAGCTAAAGCAATGGATCTTGACCCAGATAAAGTTACAAATAGTTTAGATGAGGCAGCAAGACAGGCAGTACTAATGCAACAATCCCAACCCCCAGCAGCAGCAACACAGGGTGTTCCCGGTGTAGCAGATACAGCTGGTACAGGCGGTGGTAACATTGGTATCGGCATGGCACCTATACCACAAGAACAAGGATTCACAGGCAATGAGCAACCACAACAACAGCAAGCAGTACCTCCCCAAGCTCAAGGGCTTGGTTAATACAAATCTCCAGTGGCAAGCATTTACAGATATGCTTGACTACCACATTGAGTTGCATCAAAAGAAGTTAGAGCAGTCTGTAGAACCCGTTAATTTATATCAAGCTCAAGGTGCAATCACAGCACTAAGACAGCTTAAACATTTAAGAGACGAAGTCAATGCCGAAAAAACAAGCGGATAAAGAAGAACAGGAATTCCAAAAGGGTATTCGTGGTACTGCTTGGTTTAAAGAGTATGTAAAAGAATACAAGGAAGAACCCGATTTAAATACAAAAGATTATGACTATCGTTCTGCATGGAAGTCTGGAATAAGACCAGAACGAGATCCTTTTGATAAAAATAAATACCATTGGGCTTCTTCCAATCCAGAAACTGGGGAGATGCTTAAATCTAAAGAGCATCCAACTGCATGGAAAGAAGAGTATATGAAGAGGACTGGTAAGAATCCAGATGAGGCAGGCATAACTAAAGAGCAAGCAGGTATGGCTAAAGGCGGTCAAGTGAAAGCAAAGCAACAAACTAAAAAACTTCTAGAAAGAGGTGGCATGCTTCAAGAGGGCGGCACAGTAGACCCAGTAAGTGGGAATGATGTCCCTGTTGGTTCTATGCAAGAAGAAGTGCGTGATGACATCCCAGCACAACTTAGTGAGGGGGAGTTTGTATTTCCAGCTGACGTAGTTCGCTTCATTGGCTTAGAGCGTTTAATGCAGATGCGTCAAGCAGCTAAACAAGGCTTAAAGAAAATGGAGGATATGGGACAAATGTCCAATCCAGAAGAGGCTACCGAGGAAGATGATGGTGAGTTTGAGTCTGAGTTAGATGACATCATGGCTGAGATGGAAGGCGAAGAGAGGAAGATGGCTGTAGGTGGTGATGTAATGCCCATGGAACAAGTTCCTGCAGAACAACCTGCTGCATCTGCTATGCAACAGACACCTGAAGCTATTCCTACTAAATCACCTGCTACTGAAGAACCTCCTACTCTAACATCAGAGCAGATGGCTACGATTCAAGAGACTGCAAAGAATATGCAGAATAGGAAGTTGGACATAGATCAGACATTGATGCATGCTCCTACTGAGGGTCTGACCCCTTCTAAAATTGTTACAGATAGTTTAGCTGCAGAAGGATATAAAGGGAATACAGATGTATTCTTACGTTCACTCACTATACGTGCTGCTAAAAAACAAGCTGCAATAGTTAGATTTTCTGACACGGTCTTTGTTGGTATGCCAGTAGATCAGTCTACAATGGAAGTGCATCTGTTTACTAAAGATGATCCAAAGAAGTTACAAGACTCTATTAAAGCAGGAATACAGACATTACAAAACGTAGGCACTACACGTATTCAGACTACTACTACAAATGCTAACCTGTTAAGTATGCTAAAGAAATTACAGTATCCCCTGTCTGTGCAAGAAGATAACGGCACGTTTAAATTAACTATGGAGATCGGTAAATGAGCGGCAGTAATATTCCAGTTGTATCTGATGTTGCTAAGTTCGCAGAAAATACAGTATCGTCAATAGGTGATTTTGTAGAAAATACAGCAGGGTCAACGGTTGATTTTGTAGAGAATACTCTTGAAAGTTTTGATAAAGAGGTATTACAGCAGGTAGACGTAGGCACAGTAGCTACTATAGCTGCTATTGCACTAG